GGACCAAGTTGCACCCGATACGAAGTCGGAGATGTCTGTCGTTAGCGGCTTCGGATTACGATTTTACGGCCCCCTGAAAGGGTGCCGGATCTCCTCCGGAAGGGCGCGTTGGCCTTGAAAGGCTTCGTCCCTTTTAACGCTGCTAAAGAACCCAAAATCGCCCACTGCTTGCCCGTAAGGACAGGCAGTCCGAAGGACGGGATTTGGTAGCCATAAAGTGGCAGAAGGAACCGCCGCTTAGTGACTTCCTGTTCCTGTGGATCATTACTGATCTTTATCCAGGAACTCTGCGTCTTAGGGACGTACGTGGACTTTGTCCAAATACGCCTCATAAAACACGCGGACACTGGGTAACAGCCGGCTGTGTTGTTGCATGCGGCAATTGTCTCGCCGATGTTTCCAAACCAGTCAGCAAACCAAGACCATGGGGTTAATTCCCACAGTACAGCCAATGCCTCTTGCGAGGTAGTGCCACGACAGAGGTTACGGGCAAGAGCCATAATAGGCTCATACCCATTCTTCTCGTTCAAGGCTCTAGAGGTGATTTCATTCATCCTCCATCTCACCGTTGCCCACTCCGATTTCTCGTAGTAGGTATCGCGGTAGGCTATGTACGTCGCCCGTTGACTTTCAACGGTAACCTGCTCTCGCAGGGACGACGTCGTGGTCCCAAGTCCACATCTCGTCCGGACACTCTTGGACGTCATGAGCTTGCGCAGTAAGTTGTAACGTGCTTGCACGTCCTCGACAAATCTGCACATGCACTCGATGTCCCGCACCATGGGTTTAATCGCCCACCGCCACGTAATGTAGCCGGCGGCGACCCCCCTCAACAAAGCCAGACCGAAATTTCTAACGGTCGGAACAATGCTTTTCAGCTTGTTAAAGCCGACAAGGGGGTCCGTGATGCTTCCAGGTACGTCTTTGAGCTCGCCAATAAACGTTGGCACACCCACGGAGGGGGCCGACGGATTGCAACGAGCTACAGCGGTGGTCGCAATCGTGAGCAAGTCCGACTCCGTCGGATCAGGCCACTTTGCTACACCAGATTTGGGAGCGGGAGCCCAATAACTTGGGCAATGTGTGTACTTGGCCAGCAAGGTGCGAACACCTTGCCAGTTAGTGTACCACTCCTCGCCATCAATGATGTGGACGCGGGTGAACGTCTTTCGGATAGTCAGACCGTTATCTTGGTCTGGATGTCCCACGACGTCATCGCACCATCCCTGGGTTTCATCGACCTTCGTCCGGTAAGTTGTCGTAGGCCCTAGATACACCCAAAGGGTGCCGTCTTGGGTCTTCGGACTACTATACTCGCGATGTCTGGCCGTCATAACAGAAACCCCCCGTACCATAAAGAGTGTGTAAGTACCGTAAGGTACTAGGATCAGCGCCAAATCGGCGCCGCCTCGAAACCACATAGGTCACCTGGTCCCAACTAAGGGACCCCCGCAGGGCTTGGAGCCCATCGGGTAGGGTTGGTTAGTGATCAAGAGGGGCCCCGTCCAACAAGGACGGG